ACATATGCATATAATTCAACCAAAAACCAAATCGAATTAACTGGTTCATATCCAAACGCATCAAGATATGTAAGAGTAAAATCAGTTTTACTACCAACCCCAAATTATTTCGATAACTCAGGTGTTCCAAAAGCTGCATTTACAGGTTCAATTCCAGCAGTAGCTAGTGGTTCATTTAGTGGAGGAGTAGGAGCATTATTTGGTACTAGCCTACCAGCATCAGCTGCTAAATATTATGATACTATAGCGGCACAAACTCAAGGTTTAATTGGAACTGATTATACTAATATGATTAATCTATTATCTAATACAGATGATTATAAATTTAATTTATTGTTAACTCCAGGTTTATGTGATTCTCTTCATACTACACAATGTACTTCAATTATTAGTAACACAGCAAATAGAGGTGATAACTTATATGTTTTAGATTTAGTACCTTACAATTCAACCACAACAGGAGTTACTACTCAAGCCTCCTCTAGAAACAACTCATACGCAGCTTCATATTGGCCTTGGGTCCAAACTCAAGATCCAGATTCAGGTAAAAATGTTTGGGTTCCAGCTTCAACTTTAATGGCTGGTGTGTTTGCATATAACGATAAAGTAGCAGAGCCTTGGTTTGCACCTGCAGGTATTAACAGAGGAGGATTGACAAGCGTAATTAGAGCAGAACAAAAACTAACTCAATCAGATAGAGATACATTATATCAAGGTAAAGTAAATCCAATAGCAACTTTTCCAGGACAAGGAGTAGTAGCATACGGTCAGAAAACATTACAAACTCAAGCATCTGCTTTAGATAGAGTAAACGTTAGAAGATTATTAATTTCTCTTAAATCATACATTGGTCAAACTGCAAATGCTTTAGTATTCGAACAAAATACATTAGCAACAAGAAACCAATTCCTAGCTCAAGTAAATCCATATTTACAGTCAGTACAACAAAGACAAGGTTTATATGCATTTAAAGTAGTAATGGATGAGAGTAATAATACTGCTGATGTTATTGACAGAAATCAGTTAGTCGGAGCGATTTATATTCAACCTACTAGAACAGCTGAATTTATATATTTGAACTTTAACATTATGCCAACTGGTGTAGCATTTAGTTAATAAAAATAGAAATTGATTATATTTATAATAAACAAATAAAAACCCATGGCAGTATTAAACCCCAACGAAATATTTTTTACGGCATTTGAGCCGAAACAACAAAATAGATTTATTATGTATGTTGATGGTATTCCATCATATACTATTAAAGGAATAAGTGCAATTACTTTAACTCAAGACGAAGTAGTATTAAACCACATTAACATTTTACGTAAAGTAAAAGGAAAATCAAAATGGAGTAACATTACAATGACTCTTTTTGACCCAATCACACCTTCCGGAGCTCAAGCAGTAATGGAGTGGGTACGTTTACATCACGAATCAGTAACTGGTAGAGATGGTTATTCTGACTTTTATAAGAAAGATTTAACTATGAACGTATTAGGCCCAGTAGGTGATATCGTAAGTGAATGGATTATTAAAGGTGCTTTAATTGTAAATGCTAACTTTGGTGAGTATAGCTGGGATAATGAATCTGCAGCACAAAACTTAACACTGGAAGTCGCAATGGATTATTGTGTGCTCAATTATTGATGCTTAATTAAGAATATAGTAATCCAAACCAACAACAACTCTCCTTTTAAAAAATTGTCCTCCTATCTTAAAAAAATAGGGGGATTTTTTATCAAAAGCAACATCTGTATATATTTATAATAAAATAAAATCTATGTCAAACGAAGTTACAAACAAATCACCATTCCCAACTGAAATAGTTGAATTACCTTCTAAAGGTTTAGTCTATCCATCAACAAATCCGCTTTCAAGTGGAAAAATTGAAATGAAATATATGACTGCTGCTCATGAAGATATTTTAACGAACCAAAGTTATATTCAAAACGGTACTGTTTTGGATAAATTGATTGAATCCCTCATAGTATCAAAGATTAATTATGGAGATATTATTGTTGGTGATAAAAATGCATTACTAATAGCAGCCCGTGTTTTAGGATATGGAAAAGATTATGAATTTACTTACAAAGGAGAAAATGTAACTGTAGATTTAAGTACATTAGAACCTAAACCTATTGATGAAAGCTTATTTACTCCTGGTAAAAATGAATTCGAATATGAATTGCCGGCTTCAGGTACTAAAATTACCTTTAAGTTATTAACTCATAGTGATGAAAATAAAATCAATCAAGAACTTCAGGGGTTAAAGAAAATTAATAAAAACGCTTCACCAGAATCATCTACTAGGTTTAAATATATGATTACATCAGTTAATGGAGACAGCACAACAAAAACAATCAGAGAATTTGTTGATAATTATTTTTTAGCTAAAGATACTAGATCACTTCGAGAATATATTAAGTCAATCCAACCCGATATTGATATGAAGTTTGATTTTGAAGGTCCAAATGGCTTAGAGGAGGGCTTAACTATCCCTATGGGGATTGGCTTTTTTTGGCCTGACGCAAGAATATAGACTTTACCTATTTTCTCAAATTCATGAAATAGTATTTCACGGGAATGGTGGCTATGATTGGGATACTATTTACCATATGCCTATTTGGTTACGAAAGTTTACATTTAATAAAATTAAAGAATACTACGATAAACAAAATAAATCCACCCAAGATAAAGATTCATGGACTAACAAATCAGGAGCTACTGCTCAAAACGCATCAAAAAATATAAAAGTACCTGATTTCATCAGTAAATCCCCACAAACATATCAAACTAAGGCATCGCGAAAGTGATGCCTTTTAATATTTATTATAAATACATTTATTAAATGACAGATCCTAAAGATAATCAAAATCAAGATACTTCAAAACTTCAAGAAACAATTAAATTTCAAAAAGAAGAAATTAATCTACTACATAAAAGACTAAGTCTTCAGGAAGAAGGATATTCTTTATCTAGTTCATATTTAGAATCTTTAAAAGAGGTATTAGGAGTTAAAACTAAATTAACTGCTTCTGAAAATGACTTATATAGTATTGGTAAGCAAATTAATAAATCTTTACTTTCTCAAAAAGGAGGATATGATAATATTAAAGATTTAACTAAACAAATAAAATCAAATCAAGATTTAATAAATAAATCGCGAATAGCAGAAATGGGTTTAACTAAATCATTAGGAGAAAAAAAGACAAAACAAGTAGACCAATCTTTTTCTGAACTAGTTACTATAACCAACAAAAGTAAAAGACTTGAAGAGTATTATAAGCGAATGGAAAATGGGGAAAAAGTAGAAGAAAAAATATTAGAAGGTCTTAAAAACCAAATAGCAGCACATGAAGAAAACATTAAAAGAGCAGAAGAATCATTAAATCCTCTACAAAAACAATTACTATATTCAAAGGCACAGGCTCTAGAATTAGAAAAACAAAACCAAGAAAGAGAAAAGGAAAAAGAATATCTTGATAAAGTCAAAAACACAACAGGAGTAATAGGAGCATTAATGGCTGGTATGAAGGAAATTCCATTTCTAAAAGACCTTCCAGGAGTAAGTACAGCTTTGGAGGATGTTGAGAAAGAAATTATAAGAATAAAAGTAGAAGAGAGTAGAACTGTTGGCAAAACCGAAGCTATGGGGATAGCATTTAAACATATCGGTAAGTCTATGAAAGAAAATTTACTTGATCCTACAGTACTTGTATCAGCGGCAGTAGGTTTAATAGTAAAAGGATTTTTATCATTAAACGAAGCCCAAACCGAGTTTGGAAGAGAAACAGGAAGAACAGCAAGTAGGTGGGATGCTACAAGTACAAGTGTAACTACACTTTCTGATTATATTAAAACTGCTACTAATTTAACTAAACAATTAGGATTTCAAGCGGATTTAATTTTTACCTCTAAAACTCTACAAGAAGCAACTGAAATGGTTGAACTTATGGGAATGAGTAGTGAAGAGGCAGGTAAATTAGCTATGCTCTCTAAATTAAATGGAACTGAATTAAAAAAGGCAAATGAAAGTGTAATCAAAACAGCTGGTAATTTTAATAAAACAAATAGAACAGCAATTTCTCAAAAACAAATATTAAGTGATGTAGCTAATACATCTAATACAATTGCAGTTAATTTAGGGGGAAATGCTTCAAAAATAGCTCAAGCTAATTTAGAGGCAAGAAAATTTGGTTTATCATTAGAAAAGTCAGATCAAATAGCAAGTTCATTACTAGATTTTGAATCATCAATCTCATCAGAAATTGAAGCCGAATTGTTAACTGGAAAAGATTTAAATTTTGAAAAAGCTAGATTATTAGCTTTAAATAATGATATGGCTGGACTTACTAAAGAAATAGGCCAAAATCAAGACATAATAAATGCATTCACATCGGGAAATAGATTACAACAAGAGGCAATAGCTAAATCTGTTGGTTTACAAAAAGATGATATTTCTAAAATGATAATCGATCAAAAAGCACAATTAGGATTAACAGATGAACAAGTACAAAAAGCATCTGGAATGAATGAAGAAGACTTCAAACGATTATCAGTTCAAGAAAGTATAAATAAATCAATTAGTAAAATGGGTGAAGCATTAGCGGGTCCATTAGA